ACGACAGTGTTTTGTCCTTTTTATCCAGTTTATAGCTAGAGCTATACTGGATTACATAACTTACGTCATCCATACCGATGGCGTGCATGAATTCGTCAGCGCTGTTGAATGGTGCTTTGTCCAGATCAAACACAACCATGTTTGTTGGTGCGTTGGTTCTTGTAGTTCCTTTACGTGATTCATTGACTAGTGGTTCTAGTAGTTCACCTTTTAGCATACATGGCTTGGCAGCATGTTGTGATGAGGTGCGTAATACTTCGTAGAATTTAGCTAGGGTCTTGACCTCGATGGTGGTGCTTGTGAACTTGCTTACTAATGGGTAGCTGTCCTTATGGATGACCCCGTCGATGAGTTTTATTGTTTTTGTTAGTGGTACTGGTGCCGATAAAAATGAAAGGTTCATGGTTGCCTCGGATGAAATAGTACGTCTTTCAGGAAGTGTCAGAGTGTACTCTAAACGGGGTTATTTTGGGTGATATTTTTCTAAGCAAAAGTGTTACACATTTTGGGAAATGTGTAACAAAGTTTTTGTTTCGATTTCGTTACAAAGAAGATAAACTTGTCTTCTTCAAAATGTTACACTTTTAAAGTGTAACAGTGGCAAAATGTTACACATAAGTGTAACAGTCTGGAAGCCACGTGGTATATAGGGTCGAGGTTATTATTTATCTTACTGTTATACTGTTACACTTTTTTTGAATTCATTGAGATTTAAATAAATAAAAAGTAAATATTATATATATACAATCTGGGATGAAGTTTTAAAAAGTGTAACAGTGTTTTGCGTGGTTTTGGCACCCAATTTCCACGTCCATAATCCATGGTTAAAATGACCTAAATTACAAAGTGTTTCAATCTTGGTACGCTTTGTTTTGAAGTCCCATAGTCGTTCGGTTTGGTTTTATTTCGAGGTGACGAAGTCACCTCGAAACTTGTTAAGCCGCTAAACGTCCGTCGTCTAAATTGCGCATGTTGGTTTGAACTTGTTTCAACGCTTGGGTGATGAGCGGTATATCGCCCATGTCCACTGCTCTGCGTTGTAACACACCGAGTATGATGTTATTACGTGATTTGTTCAAAGCCGTTTCAACTTTCAGCCATAAGTTATGCTTTTTATTTGGGCTGAGCATATCGAACGAGTTGTCTTCGTACTCTCCGTCGAGTGTTGGTAATGCCAGCGCTACGCTTAGTACTCTCTCCGACATCCCAGCTAAGTCCTGACGCTTGGCTTCGGCATCAGCCTTGTACATCAACGTGATGTCCTCGGCCTTCAGACCTTCGATACCGAGCACCTCGATAAGTTCTTCGAGCTGTGCTTTAGGTAAATCCTTAACCGTCGCGGTTAAGAACTTGAGTGTTCCATGTAATGGCAACACATCTTCAGTGGTGTTACGTTCTGTCATTAGTAAATCGTGCAACGCTGACCTTAGCGTCACCATGGCTACCAAATCATCCCAGCGGTTGGGTTGGTTACCCAGCTCTGCAGCCATACTGGCCTCGTATTTTGTTTTGGGGAAGTCCATACATAGTTCCTCATGGATGTCGTCCCCACTGTGGTCACACTGACGAACGATTGACTGCGCGTTATATAGGATAGATGCGTTGAGGGAACCAACTAGGCTGTATAGAACAGATGACTTGGCGTTGGTAGGTAGGTTTTCAATAATTTCAAACATGGTTATTTCCTTTTAAGTAAGTAAAGTGAGTGCCTGCGTTTTACGTCCGCAGGTACGACGTACTACTCAATTGCCGCCGATGAAATCATCGTAGTAGGCAAAGTCCTCATGCTCATCAAGCTCGCGTTGCATGAGTATTTCGACTGGGTTGTCACGCTCTGAACAAGCGCTTGATTCAAACAGCCAGTCGGCGATGACTGGGTCTGGCGATAAATCTGATTGATTAGTCACGAGTCGCATGCTACCTCCGTGTTGCGTCGAGTATCACTAGGATGACAACCGCGATACCCGCGATTGCCAATGCCCAATCACTTGGGTCGTGGCTCATAGTAGGCCACGCTTCGCTTTGGTTTTAACTACAGGCTCAACTACAGGTGCAACCAGTTGCCCCTTCCGTTTAGCTTCCTCATACTTGAAGCTGGCGCCGATGTCGGCAAAAAAACCGACGGCGTAGCTCGGAACCACGCCCACTGTTTCAGCCACTTTAGTTATAGCACGGTGGATAATTGGGTCGTCGTTGGTATCAGCAACAACTGGATTGATAGCGGCTAATGCCGCACGTTTTTGGGACATGTTCATGATAATTTCCTTTAGACTAAGTTAAGAGTAGGTGTTGCACGATACAGAACAGATAACGATGAGTGGTTCATTCATCGTTTAAGCATACGCGGGAAGATAGTCCCCGCTAATAAAGCAGCGATAGCAGCAGCAAAGCCGCCAGCCATACTGCCGCCATGCAGGCTGAAAACCAGCCAGAAGATAGCTACTTCAATGGTGAGTGCGATGAACGCACCGTTAACCAGTTTTACCCACATTGACCAAAGGCCAATGAAGATTACGACACCATACACCATTGGCATGGCGTCTATGTGCGCTAACCCAAACATATAACCTCCCTATTTATTCCTGCTATAGCTTCCGCTATAACATCTCCGTGACAAGCCAGCGGGGCGCACCAGCATTGCAACAATAACTGCTCACCATTCTTCGCTCTGACGGCTAATGAATGAAGCGCGTTGTAAACAGCGCCCTTAGCCCTATACTGCTCGCGGAGCCACTCTCGATATTTCTCGATTACGGCACCACGTTCTGATTCAGAACGCATAATGAATGGATTACCTAGCACACTAGGCCTGCCGATATAAACTACTGAACCTGCCGGAGCAGGTGAACGCTTGTTTATGACTAACATATTATTCTCCAATTAAAAACAGCTATCATCTGCACATGTATACTCATCGTCTGGGTATACCCAAGCGATGTATCGCTGTGCTCTCACTGAATCTGGTTGCAGAATTCGAGCGCCGAAATCTGCTGTTGAGTTTGCTACGTCTTGCAGTGCAAGTTCGTAGTGACTATGCTCAACTAGTATAGACCTACCGCACGGTTGACCGTAGTCGTCCGTATCTTCCATTATGTGTTCGACTATATAACTCATGATTACCTCCAGTCCCACACGTGGTGGGGACGTTAAAAAATGACAGGGCTTGCGCCCCGCCCTGTTGATTAACTAATCAGCCCTTTGCGCTTAGCCTCTTCATACTTAAATGACGCGGCCATGTCTGAAAAGAACCCTAGTGTGTAACTAGGTACTACACCGACGCGGTCGGCTACATCAGTGATGACACGTTTAGTGATTGATTCACCAGTGGATACAGCTGTTGGATTGATAGCAGCCAGTGCAGCACGTTTTTGAGCTATGTTCATGATTGATACCCCTATAAATGATTAAGAAACGAGAACTACACAACACACAACGGATAACGACGGATGGTTTACCCGTCGTTGGAAATACGAAACCGAATCCGAACTGGGTGGGGTGTTTGGGGTAAGGGGGAGGGGATGGCAAAGCACCATGCTCACCAAGTTTCATGGTTTCCAAACTCTCGATTCACCATGCCCACCAAGTTTCACAGTTTCCAAATCCTCAGTTTCCAAATCCTCAGTTTCACAATTCCACAGTTTCGCAATTTCTAAGTCACGATCTGCAAAAATTTTTATAAAATTTTCTCATGTTCTTTTACTCTCTGATACAATCTGACGAATGGCTAGAAAGAAATCAATACTGACGGAGAAGCAAAGTAATTTTGTCGAAGCCCTACTTGACGGGAAGACACAAAGTGAGGCTGCGGCTGAGGCAGGTTATGCTAACGCATCAGGTGGTGCAGTCGCTGAACACTCGGCGAATGTGCAACACGCGCTACGCGAAGCACGCAGCGAGCTAAGTTCCGCAGCACAAGTTAAGCGAGCAGACTTGGTGGAAGTCCTGGTCGATGCGATAGAGATGGCTCGGATGATGGCAGACCCGATGGGAATGATCGCTGGTGCTCGTGAAGTCGGCAAGATGCTTGGCTTGTATGCGCCCGAAGAGAAAAAGATCGACCTTACGATTAACCAGGAGCGTTTGTTGCGGCAGTACGAAGAACTGTCTGACGATGACCTACTCCGTGTAATAGAGGGCGAGCATGTCAGACTCGATAGTTAACACTATTCTGCAACGTGCAGTAGACTTCACAGCCCAAACAGGTCGCGAACCGACCGAACTGAGTATTACAGCACGTGAATATGATGAACTACGCGCTGAGCTACATACTACAGCACGCGCAAGCGTGGTATTATCTGCGGAACAAGGCTCAGACCAACGCCCTCTGTTTTTGGGCATAAGACTCAATGTGATGCACAACGAATCGCGGAAGTGGTTAAACCAGACAGCCAGCTTAGAACCCTTCGGAAACCCGCTAGACGATGTCCACAGTTAAACCGCCCAAGTTCACAGCGTGCCCAACATGCTCGACTGACCGGCTAACAACGTCGTTCGTCGGTGGGGTGTGTAATTTTTGTCACGATGCGGGTGTGGCTCTACCCGAACCAGTCAAACCAGACACAAGACCAGTGCGTAAACCTCGCAGGAAGACGGGTCTGGCAGCTGAACAGCCCAACCCCATACTAACCCCTGCCCAAACCCCTAATATCGCAGCTGAAGGTGCCTATGAGCCGCCGCAATTCGATAAAGACGCTGCGAAAGCATCGCCGCAAAAAGAGTTGGCTATCCGCACGCTCTCTCGTCGTCGTTTGCTCCCTTTTGTTAAGCGTTTCCGTCCTAAATACGATGCAGGTTGGGTACACGAAGACATTTGTCGACGACTTGAACGCTTCGTCAAGGATGTGGAAGAGGGGAAAGAACCGCGTCTACTGCTGATGTGCCCGCCGCGAAGCGGCAAGAGTGAGATCGCCTCCCGCCATTTCCCGCCGTGGGTGCTTGGGCAGCATCCAGACTGGGAAATCATCGCTGCCAGTCACACTACGTCCCTAAGTATGTCATTCAGCCGTTATATTCGTGACCTGTTGCGCGACCCAGCGTACCAAACCGTGTTCCCGAAGGCTATACTCGACCCATCAAGCCAGTCTGTCGAGAACTGGAACCTAACAGCGGGTGGCGGGTACCTCGCGGCGGGTGTGGGTTCTGCAATTACAGGGCGTGGTGCACATATCCTGCTGCTGGATGACTTAGTGAAGGACATCGAGGCAGCAGACAGCGCAGGGCAACGTGACAGTACGTGGGAGTGGTATGTGTCCACTGCACACTCTCGGCTCGCGCCAGGAGGCGGTGTACTAGGGGTGATGACCTGGTGGCAGGAGGATGACTGGGCAGGACGTATTCAGCAGGTCATGGCAGGTGGCGAGGGTGATGAGTTCGAGATTGTGCGCTATCCAGCCATAAACGAGATAGGTGACGAGTATATCCTGGCGGATGATAGCATCGTCGAGATACCTCCGGGAGCGCCTGTACCAGAGGGTGCACGTATGACACGCCCGCACAATAGCGCACTGCATCCAGCACGTTATTCGCTAGAGGCTATGTTACGCAAGAAGTCAAACTACATCGCGTCAGGCCTAAAGCGTATGTGGGACGCGCTGTATCAACAGAACCCGACGCCAGACGAGGGTATTTATTTCAGTAAGGATATGTTCCGCTACTATGTCCACAATCCCGACGTAACTAACCGTTTTGTGTACCAAACTTGGGACTTCGCTATCACCACCGGCGAGCAGAATGACTGGACTGTTGGCACCACGCTGTTGCAAGACGAGTACGATAACCTGTACGTGTTGGACGTGCTCAGATTCCGCTCTGATGACAGTATAGAAATCGTCGAGACTATCCTGGACTACAGCGAGCAGTGGAAGGCAGGGCTACTTGGTTTTGAAGATGGTCAGATATGGAAGACGCTATCCGCACAGTTCAAAAAGCGCTGTGAAGAACGTCGCCTATATCCAACATACGAACTGTTGGTGCCCCTAACCGACAAGCTGGTGCGTGCAAGCCCACTGAAAGGGCGTATGCAGTTGGGTAAGGTGTATTTTCCAAAAAACGCCAGTTGGTTTCCCACTCTGCAGAAAGAAATGTTACGATTCCCAGCAGGAAAGCATGACGACCAGGTGGACAGCTTGGCCTGGAGTATTCGCCTGACTTTGTCGAAGTCAGCACCTAAATTACCCGAACACAAGAAATTGCCTAGTTGGCGAGACAAACTCAATGGTATGATGAAGACTGGCGGGTCTCACATGTCTGCATAGGGAGGAATCATGAGTACATGTAGTGATTGCGGTAAGATGATCATAAACACGCGCGGTGCCTACAGCATAGGTATACCAGTTTGCCAGTGTAGACCACCAATGAGCGAGAGCCTTAGGGAGTTGGCTGGTGGGGAGTTACGTACACTCCAGCGCAGGGTGGAATATCTGGAACGTATTTTAGGCGAGCGGGAAGACCCACCACAGCTACCCCTTGCGTTTGATTGACACTCTGATAAACTCTTGCGAAATCTAATATAGTTTGCTATGGGAAAATTAAATGCCAGTAAATGACGCTCTAGCTTCCGAGACGTGGGTGCGCTTCCAAGAGATGCGTGACCGGGGCCACTTGACGTTCATCGAGAAGGCGGATAAGTGCGAGCACTTCACGACTGGCGACCAGTGGCGTATCGACGACCTGAACTCGCTGGCTATCCAGCGTAGACCCGCACTTACCATCAACAAAATTCTAAGCACTCTCAGCACCATCCTCGGTGAGCAGATAAACAACCGAGCAGAAATACTATTTCGCCCGGCTGACGGCATAGCTAACAGCGGGGTTGCCGAAGCACTAACGAAAGTATGGATGCAGATCGCTCAGAATAATCAGATGCCATGGGTGCGTTCAGAATTATTCGCCGACGGCTTGATACGTTCTCGTGGTTTCGTCGACATGCGCTTGGACTTTACAGATAGCATGCAGGGCGAGATACGCATCGAAAATTTGAATAGCAAAAACGTCGTGATAGACCCTGACGCAGAGGAATACGACCCTGATAAGTGGATGGATGTCATCACCACAAAGTGGATGACACCGCAGGACATAGCCACACTCTATTCCCAGGAAGACGCCGACTACTTACGTGATAAAGACGGTAGTTCGTTCATGTACGGTTATGATAGTATCGACCGCGTGCGCGACCGTTTCGGTGGCTTACAGCCGTTGGCAGGTTACTACAGCACAGTAGAGCCGCATGGTCTACGCCGTAATATCCGAGTGCTTGATCGTCAGTATCGTCGTCTGGATAAGCAGCTGCACTTTGTCGACGTCAAGACGGGTGATATGCGCCCAGTACCAGTGTCGTGGGACCGTAATAAAATAGCAGACTTCCTATCTAAGTCGAACGGTAACCTGTCCACCATGAAGAAGTTGGTTAAGCGCATTCGCTGGACAGTAGTGGCTGATAACGTCGTGCTACACGATGATTGGTCGCCGTATAAGCATTTCACTGTTGTACCTTACTTCCCATTCTTCCGTTACGGTTTGACCGTAGGTGTCGTAGAGAATCTGCTGGGTCCGCAAGAGCTACTGAACAAAGTTTCAAGTCAAGAGCTACACGTGGTGAACACCACCGCAAACAGCGGTTGGAAGGTACGAGCTGGCGCGTTGAAGAATATGAGTATCGAAGAGCTGGAGCAGAAGGGCGCATCAAGCGGTCTGGTGCTGGAGCTGGACGACACCGCAGCAGCCGAGAAGATCACCCCGAACGCGACGCCCCAAGGTCTTGACCGCATCAGCTACAAGGCTGAAGAACATATCAAGACCATCAGTGCTGTGTCTGACAGTATGCAGGGCTTTGACCGCGAAGACGTAGCTGCTAAGGCCATAGCTTACAAGACGCAGCGTGGCGCAGCCTCTATGTCGAAGATCATGGACAACCTGGAGCGAAGTGACTGGTTATTGGCGCGAAACGCATTAGACATTGTGCAGGAGTATTACACTGAAGAACGCATGATCACAATAACCCATAGCGACGCGTCGCATGGTTCAGAACAGATTACTGTCAACCAGTATGACGACGAGACCGGTGAGATACTGAACGACCTGACACTAGGTGAGTACAGCATTATTGTCACCTCCACACCGGCACGTGCCTCGATGGAGGATAGTCAGTTCGAACAAGCCATGGCTATGCGTGAGCAGGGTGTGCAGATACCAGATAGCTTCATCGTCGAGAGCAGTCGACTGCTGCGTAAAGCTGACATTCTGAAGGCTATGGAGGGCGACAAAGACTCTGCCGAGGCTAAGGCAGCTGCCGCGCTCAAACAACGCTCTGATGAGGCTCAGGTCGCGAAATTGGAGGCAGAAGTGGCTGACAAACAGGCTGATGCCAAGCTACGCATGGCGAAGGTGGAGAAAGAGATTGCTGACGCTGATAGCATCAACGCGGAAACCCAGGCTGGAACATCCGGAGCACCTGACCAGCAGGTGCAGCAGGCGGCGGCTATGCAGGAACGCGAGTTTGGATTGAAGCAGGACGCTCACGAGCATCAAAAAGGACTGGCAGAACGCGAGTTCGCGCTAAAAGAACAGGCGCAGGCGCATGCCCAGCAACTCGCAATGCAGCAGCAGCAACAAGCAGCCGAAACTGCCCGCGCAGAATCATTCATGAACAACCAACCAACCGAATCAGGAGAGTAATAAATGCTATTCAAACACCCATTACGACGTTTCATGATGTCCGCCGATGATAATGGCTCCGCAGGTACCGAAGATCGTGGGGATGACTTCGTACCGACTGAGCCAGAACCCGCTGAAGAACCAGTCGAAGAGGTTGAGGAAGAATCCCCTGCCGAAGAAACAGAACGCCCTCGCGACGAAACAGGTAAGTTTACGAAGAAAGAGCGCGATGATGGCCCGCTAATTCCGAAAGCACGTTTTGACGAGCAGTTAAGTAAGGAGC